GATATCTATTCTATTGATTGTAGTTCCAAATGATGGAATCAATATCTTATCAGTTCTTTTTGCCTTTATTCTCAATGGTCTATTTGTCAACCAATTATTCAATTTGTTACCAATACCAACTTGTCTTCTCTTCAGCATTGGTGGTGTGTAATTGTATGCAGTCACATTGCCACTTGCCATGTTCAAAGTTGTCACACCAGAAAAGTCTTCACCTACTCTTATTTGATATGTAAGTTCTCCAATTGTATCAGAATTAGTCAACCATGCACAATAAGATACTGCATCAACCTTTGGAACAAACCAATCAAACACCACTTCATTTCTGATGACATTGGATGCATTGAAGTATCCCCTTCCATTGGATGGTTCTGGAAAGACTTTCACCCTTACCAATTGTGTTCCACTTTTGAAGACATCAAAGACATACTTCATGTCTGTCTGTCCACTATTGTTGGACAATGCAATATGCCACAAATCATCTTGTACAGATGTGTATCCACTTGGTGATATTAAACTTGTTATTGACATTTTATGTGTTTGTTATATTAACCATTATTTGTAAACCTATCAAATCAGCAATCTCCACTTGAATTCCCTTGAATGACTTTTCAACTGGTTCTGATATGAAGTTCCTTGTCTTGATTCCATACTTCTTAATCATGTACACTGCTGTTGCAGTCTGTCTGTCCAGAAGACTTCCTTTCTGTTTCTTGTTCTTTCTTTCATATCCTACTGCACCAGTTTTCTTGATGTCACTTACTCTGACCTTCTTCTTTCCTTCTGATATCATCCTTCTCACTGATGCAATTCCATCTTCACTCATTCCCTTGGTCTTGAATTGGTATGGTGACTTTGGTGCATTCCTTGAAGACTTCCATCCCTTCACACCCTTGTCCACAAACTTTGCATAATATGCTAAATCAATTAGTAAAGATGTTTCAGTATCAGATTCTTTCTTCAGATAGAATTTGATGTTCTGTTCCATGTCACCAGTTGATATCACTTTCTTTGCATTGATGCTTTTCAATAAGTTCCCTTTGAATGTGGTTGCTCTTTGCAAAAGTATCTTGTCAATACCTTTGACATCAAGTTTTTCTTGTTCCCCACCAGTTCCTTCCAACCAGTTCAGATTCTTACCTTGTGATTGTGTTATGTTCATTTACTTCTTTTTATTTTGTGTCAACTTCTTTTCTTGTTCTTCATCCACTTTCCTCTTCATCTTCAAATATGACAAGTCATTCAGGAATTGTCTTGTTGGTAGTTCATAGACTTCATCCATCTTGCAATCCTCTAATTCAGACACACATTTGATATTGTACATCCACCCGAAGTACTTTTCAAAGTCTCTTTGTAGAATTGAACCATCTGTGGTGTCACCGATATCGTTCTGAAATAAGAAGGTGAAGTCTTGATTGACTTCTTGAAAAGATTGCAAAAAAAAACACAAGATTGATATGCTATCTTAAAGTCCAATTTCAACATGTCATTGGCAATGGATTGATGCATAGTTGAATCCACATGTCTTGGTTTCAATCCTTTCCAAGTCAACTTAATTGGTGTTGCCATGGTTGACAATATCATGTGAATATTCTTATCTATATCAGCAACAAAGGTTGCAGTTTCCACATATCTTCCAGTGTTCATTGGTGGTTCTGCAATCTGGTAGTTCAACTTGTATATCTTCCATCCTATTCTCACATACTTCCTTGGTTTATCCACATTCATAGTATCATTAAATTTGGTGAAGGTTTCATTGATTGATTTGCATATCAATGCATACTTCTTCTTTGACATCTTCTTCACTTGTTCTTCATTCTTACCAGTTAGACATTGAACCAATAAAGATGCTTTGTCTTCCATTGGGAAGTCCATCTGACTGATGTCATAAAGTTCTTGATACTTCTTGATTGATATCTTCATCATATTATAATGGGAATTTTTGTCAATGTTCAATTGTTAAATGAAATGATAGATTCCAATGTGTGCATTCTTCTGTCTGCATTTGTTTGCCAATGCCAATGCATTTGTGCAGTCATCATGGAATCCTTGTGGTGCATTATAACGAACACCAGTTGGTGTGTACACGTATTCAAAGACTTCCAGTTCTTCTCTGATTGCACCATCTGGAAATCCAATCTCTTTCTTCTGGATGGAAGATGCAAGTAGTTCCATTAGTTGTTGTTTGCTGGTGGATGTGTACTTGAATCCTTCCATGTGATTGAATCCTTTCTGAAGGTCTTCAGTAATGGCATCACCCACACCAGTTGAATCAATCAGCACTGGTCTGCTTCTGTCAATTAGTAGAATGGTTTCCTTGGTTTGTTTCCAGTCCTTTTGGAATCTGTCAAAGTATGCCACATCACCATTGGCATCAAGTCCAATGATGACTGACCAGTCAACTGACTTTGCAAGGTCAATCCCATAGAATGCAACTGGATTGGTTGACAAAGGTTTGATGCAGTTCAGTATGTGTTGACTTCCAAATGGATTGGATGCATTCTCCATGGCATTGGCAAGATATTCTTGTTCAAAGACTACTGATGGCAATTGTCTTCTTGCATCATCAATCTCTGACTTGTCAATGTATGGATTGTCATAAGTTGTGTACTTGAATGATGACCAATCACTTTCCATGGTATATCCTTTCAGATACAAAGAATAGAAGTAGTTCTTTCCCTTTGGTGTTGATAGGAACAATGCTTTCCCCTTATAATCAGTCAAAGTTGGTCTGATGGAATTCAACCATCCATCTTCCAGATTGGGGATGAAGGATGCTTCATCTATTATGACCAGATGAAATGGTCTTCCCCTTAAGTTGTCCAGTCTTTCACCAGTGAAGAATTGGACAGAACCATCATTGGGGAATCTGACAATCAGTTCAGACTTGTTGTTCTCAAATGGAAGTATCTTGATTAGTTGGTCAAAGAATGCCTTTGCAAGTTGGTAAGTTGGTGTGATGTATGCCACTCTTCTTCCTTCAATTGCTTCAAAGATGATTTCATAGTTAGCAAGTTCTGACTTCCCAAACCTTCTGCCACACATCACCACTCTGAACCTTGACTTGCAGTCATAGATTGCTTGTTGGTTGTCATGCAGTTCTGGTATCTCTATTTGCAAATTAGTTTGATTAGTAGTATAGGCAATGCACCATAGATGGTGTAAAGTAAATCATTGATATCTGGTGTTCCTTTATTGGTCACATAGTCAATGACTTCCTTTGCAGTTCCTATGGCAATGACTGGTATCAATGCCCATCCAATTGGCATGAATGATTGTGCAATTAAGTATATCAGCATTCCAGCAATGAAGTGATATTGTTTGTCTATCGGCATGGTTAAAAGTATAATGTTGCAAATAATAAGTTGGCAACTGCCCCAATAAAGAACATCATCCATACTTGGTTGATTTGTGGTGTTGCATCAGCATTCCCAATCCTTCTTGGATTGACTGCATATCCCTTAAATCCATACAACAAACCACTACCAATAAATGATGCCAACAGACATGCAAATCCTTGATACCATTGTTGATGGTTTGTGAATACAAATGGATTGATTAACCCAACCAATAATGCCATCCCTAATAAGTTCTTAAGTACTTTCATGTTGTTTGTTTTTAATTATAGAATAGTTTTTCCCTTTGTTATAATGAATTCAATCTTGCCATCATTGGTGACTGATGTTGTCTCCTTTGGTTTACCATACACCCTTGTAAGCAAAGTATCAAGTGAATACAATGAACCATTCTTCATGCTCTTAATCATTGCACCAGCAATTGTCTTTTCCAGTATGGTTGTGTCTTGGTTCTTGTACACATCATTCAGTTCTTCCACTCTCATTGCCATCATGTTCTGGATGGTGTCATTGATTTCAGATAGTTTGTATCCAGCATCCTTCAAGATGGACACATACTTCCTTGGTCTTCCATTTGGATTGTGTGTTTGTCCTTTGTCTGGTACAACCAATGTTCCACCATTCTTTCCTTGAATTTGTCTTGACATCACTTTGTTTTTACTTTGTTTTAACTTCTTCTTTTGGTAATGTTTGCAATATTCTCATTATGAATAGATTGCAGTATTTCAATGAATTTCTTCTTGTCTCCATATCTCACATGACATGTTCTGCACAATGCCATCAAGTTTTCAATGGTATCCTTTGTTCCAGTTCCACCCATACCCCTTGCATTGATGTGATGAATGTCAACTGCCTTTGCTTTGCAAATCTCACATGGGATAAAGTCACTTATATCATACTTCATTCCATAGATGTATATTCTTGTGTGTGGTCTCATAGTTTACTTTTGAAGTGATTGCATATTGTCTCCATCTGTCCTATGTAGTAAGTATTGAAGTCCTTGTATCCTTGATTGTCTTGTTCATAGTTCTTATAAAGGATTGCCCTTAATCTTTGTGAAGGTGACTTCATATCATCATACTCTGTCTTCAGTGAATCAATGGAATCTGTTTCAATCTTGCTGAATGGTTCTGCCTTCAGTCCTATGTAGATGAATTGTTGGTTCATCTGGAATACTTCTGCAAACTCATTAGGTGACAATTCTTGTGTTCCAATTGATAGTCTTATGGTTTTGTCCTTTCTTGTTGTCAATCCTTCAAGGATTCCAGCAATCATTATCATGGTCTTGATTTTATTTTATATCCATTTTCAGCATAGTACTTTGACCAATAGTTCCACTTGTCATTGGATAGTGACAATCCATGGTCTTTCATAAGTCTATATTCTGATTGTTGTCCAACATCATTTCCAATGTGTTCTTGTTTCAGATTTGGTATGTAATAGTTGAAGTATCCAGAATTCATCAATCTCATTCCATAGTCACCATCTTGCATTCCGTATGGGTCATAGTCTTGATTCATGTATCCAATATCTTCAATCACTTTTATTGGGATAAATACATTTCCAAATGCAGTGTATGTTGGATGTACCATCAGTCCATTGACTTCAGTCTGGTTCTCCAAGTGTTCAACACAATGGATGCCACACATACCAGTGTTGGGAATTGTTTGTGCATAGTGAACCATGTGTTTTAACCAGTCATTTGGAAGTTGAATATCATTTGCACAAGTAACAATTGCATCATATCCATTCTTCTTTGCATAGTAAAAACCATCATTGATTGCAGATGCAATTCCCTTCTTATCAATAGTGATTAAATCAAATGGATATCCAGCATCAGCAATTGACTTCAATGCTTGTTTTGTAAAGTCATGTCTTAAGTAGTCCAAAAAAATTACAAGTACTTTCATTTTTTAATGTTTTCACCAAGAAGTCTTGCTGGATTGCCAACATACTTCATGTTTGGTGTTGTGATAAGTTTCTTTGTGATTACTGCACCCATTCCAATCATGCATCCTTCTGCAATGATTTGTTTCTGGTGGATGACTGCATTCAATCCGATATTGCATTTAGTTCCAATGATGGTATGTCCACCAATCTTTGCACCACATGACAATGTCACATCATTTGAAAGGATTGCATCATGTCCTACATGTGAATGTTTCATCAAGTAGCAGTTTTCACCAATTTGTGTTCTGTTGTTTGCACCAGCATCAATTGTCACCATTCCAGTGATTCTTGTTCCTTTGCCTATTATCACACCATGGTCAATGTGTTCTTTGCCTTTCCATTCTGGTGGCATTCCAATAACACAATAAGGTCCAATGAATACATCTTCTTCAATGATTACATTGTTACCTATGATTGCAGTTGGATGTATGTATGTCATATTTTTGAATTGTAGTATTGATAAACTTGTTGTAACATTTCAACCACACATGCAGAACAACTTGCATTGTAGTGATAATGTGGATGTTCAGTTCTGTATGCAGTCACAATTTCATCCTTGATATGTGGATGCAGATTCACTACTTCTCCAGTTTGCACAAACAAGTCATAAATATGTTTATGACTGGATAAGATTTGCAAATGTGGTTCTACGTTCTTTGTTGATTTCATGTAAGTTGTATTTTTCTTTTGCCCATTCATTAAGTCTTTGCCCATAGTCTTGTCTTGCATTCTTGTTGTTAATTAAGAAGTTCATGTGTTTGAACCAGTCTGTCTGGTTCTTTGCCCATAGCACTGGTGCATCCATGTCATTTATGTATGGTTCAACTGCTGATACAATACATGGAATTGACTTCACTGATGCTTCCAGAATCTTCAAGT